CGTCGAGTAGCGTTGCTTCGGCCCCTCGTGGTACGCGATCGCCTCGAACCCGAGGCCGTCGAGCTGAGACGAGAGGCGCTTCGCCTGCGATGCGCGGAAGACGCAGCCGCACGACTTCATGCCGCTTTGCAGGTGAGAGAGCGTGCGCTTCCGGAGCTCGGTGCCGCAGTCGCACCGCAGGATGACGGGGCGAACGCCGATGCAGACGAGGTGGTGGTGCCGATGACCGACTTCGAGCGGCGGTAGTTGTTGGCGCACTCGCATCAGTGGTCGTCCATGAGCGCGGCGATCTCGCGGCGAAGGGCGGCGCATTCGGCGCGGAGCTCGTCGCGCTCGCACAGCGCGTCGTGAAGCGCTGGCTTCACCTCGGCAAGCTCCACGAGCGCGAGGCGCAAGCTGTCTCGAAGCTCCTTCCACGGCATCGAATCGATCGCTTCGATTTGGCGGCGCAATTCGTCCGCGGGCCTGCGCGCCTGCATACGCAACGCACTCGCCATCGACTGCGCGCGAAGCGGATCGGCGGGGCCTCTGCCAGCGAACGGGTCGCCCTTTGGAATCTGGTCAACGTTGGCCATGATTTCCTCGAACGTCACTACGTCTTTTCGATGGGTCATTTGCTCATATCCTCCGCCATCGCCCGCGCTGCGGCGCGGATCAAGTCCATCAATTTCCCGAACGAGATCTCCCCGTCGTTGTACTCGTGAAGCACCTGCCGCACGCCTTCGTAGCTGAGGCCGTAGGCGCGCATTTGCTCGGCCTCTTGGCGAATCATCTGCGAGAAGTTCTGCGCAGCGAACGTCTTCATGCGCTCGCACTCCGCCTCCATCTCCCGCACTCGTGCGATGAGCGCGGGCACGTCGGTGCGGGCGGCAAGAATGAACTGCAAATCCTCCTCACGCTTGACGCATGACGCAAGCACCGCGCTGTCCGGCGCTTCGATCGAGCATACTTCGTCATCATGCTCATGGGCACACGCTGGCATCGCGCCATGCCACGGCCCCGGCGTCGCCGCGTTCGCGCGGCGCTCGATTTCGTCGAGGTTCATCTTTCCTCCGGAATCGGAAGCGCGCGGATGTCATCAGGACTGACCCAGATCGCCGTCGCTTTCTTCTCCGTCAGCAGCCGGTCAAGTTCGCGTGCCGCAGCCTCCCGCATCGCCTCCGCCCCGCGGCGGTAGGATTCATGATGAGGGACGTCATTTGGCTCGATTCCGGTGCGCACCCATCCCGCGATCCATTTTGCGTTTGCCTTGTAGAGCCGCTCCACCTCGGCGCGCGCTTCGTCGCGTTCGGCCGCCGCGATGTTGAGATAACGCTGTAGCTTGTTCGCCTCGTCGTTCCGATCTTCGGCGTAGGCGCGCGCTTCGTCGCGCTCGCGCGTGGCTGCGTTGAGCGAGTCGGTGAGCTGGAGAATGTGGCAGTTCGCCTCGTAGATGGCGCGCGCGTGCTGTTTGCGTTCTTCGTCGCGCTCACGGCTCACCGTTTCCAGCTTCGCTTCCAGTTCCTCCACCGTCTTCATGCTTTCCTCTGAATCGCAGCCATGCACCGCTTGCACTCGTCGTGCGCGCCAGTCATGTCTTGCAGTGCGCTCTTCGGCGAGAGCACGATGCCGCAAGACGAGTTACCGAATTCAAGCCAGTGGGCCTTGGGCGCTCGCTTCGTGTCGTAGTTCCAGAACCAGCCGGTCATCCATTCGTAATCGGTCATGCCCCGTGCTCCTTCAGGTGTCGGACCTCCGCCTCGAAGGCCTCGCCTGCGACGCTACGCGCCACCGCCAAGCGCTCGTCGAAGCCAGGCGCGGCGTAGTGCCACGCACCCGGCTCAACGTCGCCCAGGTGGCGAATCAGCGCGCTAGCAGCCGCGCTGCGAGCCGCACGGGCGATGCGCCCGCGCTTCGTATCGCGGCAAAGCTGCGAGCCCCAGACGGGGCCGCAAGCGTCGTCGGCGAGTTGGTCGGCGATGGCGAAGGTTAGGAGGCTCATCACATCCCCATCGCTTCGAAGAGTTCGTCGAGGGCCTCGCCGCCTTCGCGCTTCTCGTACTCTTCGAAGAGGTGCGCGCGCACCATGCGCTGCTCGACCGCCACCATCCCGCCGCCAATCATCGCGAGGCAGTCAAGGATTTGCTTCGTCGTCATCTGAGCAATCTTGCTGATGAGCTTCGTCTTCGCGTCCATCGTCGTTGCCTTTCTCAGTTCCCCGCCCGTTCGGCGGCGTCGTCGCGATTGCGTCGACGAGTGATGTTCTACGAGAGAAAAGAACTCTCGTCTACATCTTTCTCACGAAGGCTTCGATTTCTTCTTTCGCGTGGGAAAAGCCACGGCAAACGAGCACCGTGTGACCGATGCTCCGCAGGTAAGCGTGCCAGTCGCGTTGCTCGGCGGACACGCTTCCGCCCTCGGAGCGCTTCATCTCAATCCAGAGGCACCACGCGGGCACGAAGAGGTCAGGTACGCCAGCGCTGACGCCTTCGGCCTTCAGCTTCGCGCCGGTCGTTCGGCTGCGCTGCGAGCCGTTTGGGATGGCGAAGATGCGCACCCCGCCCTTGCTCACGAGCCCGTACGTCTGGCGAAACCATCGCACGAGGTTGCGTTGCTCCTCGTGCTCGGTGGGGACTCTCAGAATGGGATCAGCTGAAGCCATGCCGGGCACCCGTTTTCGGCTTCGGCGAACTCGCGCGGCGGGCTTTGCTCGAACAGTCTGCACTTTGCACCTTCTTCCCAGTCGCCAAATTGGCTGACGTAGTTGTCACAGTTCACGCAGCATTTCGGCGGGTTGTTCACAACCGAACGCCACTCTCTGATCGTCTTCAGCTTCACCATTCGCGCCTCCGTACCCTGAAAAACTTCCCGTCACGCTCGAACGTCACGACCTTCGGCGGCTTCGCGTCGTTCATCGCAGCGGCGATCGCGTCGATGTTGTTTTCAAGCGCCCAGCCTGGCGAGGTGCCTGCGCTCTGCGCGATGGTCGCAAGCGAGCGACGCGCCTTGTCGCCAGCGTAGCCAGGGTGCGCGATCGTCAGGTACTCGTCGATGGGCTTCTCGGCGATCCCGCCGTAGTAGCGCACGCGCAGCATTTCGAGACCGCTCGACGCGCTGACGTGCCTACGCCAGTCCCACTCGGTGACGATGAGATCGGAGCCCTCGGCCCCCATGATGTCGTCGTTGCGTAGTGTAAAAGTTTTTACCTTAGGCGGCGGAAACTCAAAACCGCAGGAAATACACACGCGCGCCGTCGGGTGCACGAGTTCGCCGCACTCGTCGCAGACCTTCACCGGTGGCTCGCCGTCGCCTTCGCCAGCTTTGTCCGGTGGCTGCACGGCGGTGATGGGGCCGTGCGTTGCGACGACTCCTGCGAAGTCGAGCACGAGGCAGTGATCGGTGTGCGCCTTCGGCCTGAGGCCGCGCCCCGCCATCTGCACGTATAGGCTCGGCGAGAGCGTCGGGCGAAGCATCGCGATCAGGTCGATGTTCGGCGCATCGAACCCCGTCGTGAGGACGTTCGCGTTCGTGAGGGCGCGCAGCTCGCCACGCTTAAACGCCGCGAGGATGCGTTGACGCTCGGCCTTCGGTGTCTCGCCTGTCACGCACGCAGCGGAGACGCCTTCGGCCTGTAGCGCGTCGCAAACGTGCTTCGCGTGCTCGACGCCGCAGCAGAAGAAAAGCCACGAGCGGCGGTCGCCTGCGAGCGCGAGAACCTCGCGCACGACGGCGGCGTTCTTGTCGGCGGTGTCGACCGCCGCTTGCAGCTCGCTCTCGATGTACTCGCCGCCGCGCTTGTGCACGCCTGCCGTGTCGAGCTTCGCCTGCGTCACCTTCGAGCGCAGCGGGGCGAGGTGCTTCTTGTGCACGAGTTCCTCGATGCTCACCGGTTCGATGAGGTCGGCGAAGAGCGCAGGCTCGTCGGTGATGAGGCCGTGCCCGAGACGGTACGGCGTCGCGGTGAGACCGACGACGCGGAGCTTCGGGTTGATGCGCCCGAGGTCGGCGATGAAGGTGCGGTATCCGCCCTCATCCTTGTGGCTGACGAGATGACACTCGTCGATGATGACGAGATCGACGTGACCGACCTCGGCGGCGTGCTTCCGAATCGACTGGATGCCCGCAAAGGTGATGGGCTCGCCGAGCTCCTTCCGTCCGATGCTCGCCGAGTAGATGCCCATCGGCGCGCCTGGCCAGTGCTGGCGCATCTTCTCCGCATTCTGCTCGATGAGTTCCTTCACGTGCGTGAGCATCAGCACGCGCGTCTCCGGCCAGCTCGTGAGCGCGTCGCGGCAGAGCGCGGCGACGATGTGCGACTTACCCGCGCCGGTGGGCAGCACGAGGCACGGGTGCCCGCTCGAATGCGACTCGAACCAGGCATAAAGCTGGTCGATGGCGCGTTGTTGGTAGTCGCGGAGAGTGACACTCACGCGAGAACCCTCCCACCGAACTTCGTGCGCAGCCGCACCACGTCGGGGTCGACGCACGCCTGCGGGTTCGCGACGATCTCCGCAGACGAGAAGCCGCGCACCTCGACGCCGTCGATCGTGTGTACCGCATCCCCCGAGGCGTCGTACGCGACGGGCCACGGCACGAGGTCGCAGTGCAGCGCGTGGCACTCGTGCGCCTCGCGTTGCCAGTCGGTCGGGATGACGTTCTCGCCGTGTCGTGCGCACGTCCACGCGCTCTCTTCCGTCGCCGTCGAGTGCGCGCAGGTCCGGCAGTTGATTTCTTTCACCAGGCGAGAGCCGTGGCAGAGATCGCGCGCCGAGCACCACTTGCATTCGTACCACGTGGGGTCCGTGCTGATGGGCGGCGGCATCTCGTCTGACGTTGCGATGCGCTGCCCGCGTTCGATGGCGCGCTCTGCGTGCTCGCGGTCGTAGCGCACGCGCTCGGTGTAGATGCGATCGTCGTCTTTGCAGACTGCAACGTAGAGCGCCCGGTCGACGCCGGTGCCCTTCATGTAAATCTGCATCTGCGTGAAGTGCTTCGGCTGCGACTTCTCGACGCCCTGCTTTTCGACGTCTTCCCACGACTTCTTACTGTGCGTCTTGATTTCGAGAACGTGCGCAGCCTTCGGGGCCTCTGGCACACCTGCGGTGATGATGCCGTCGATGCTTCCCGAGACGTGCGAGCCGAACTCAACGCGCGTCTGGTCGGTACCCGTCGCGCGCACTTTCATCCCGATGGCGCGCAGGTCTTCGACGACCGTCTCCTCCTCGCGGTGCCCGCGACGGAAGACGCGCAAGATGCGACCGGGGAACTGCTCGCGCACCGCCCAACGGAACGAGAGCCAGAGCTTACGCTCGCACTTCTCGCCGAGCGTGCTCGCGCCCATGTGCGGGCGGAACGCCTCCTTGTGCGACGCGCGCTTCGCCTCGTGCGCTGCGTCGATGAGCGCGGTGATGGTGGTCTGTGGTTCGGGGATCTTCATGGCCTTCTTGCTCTGGCTGGTGCTATCGGAAACAGCGAGGGACGCGGGCGAACGCCTTCCGTCCGCGCCCCTCACTTATTCGCGCTGGTCGCGCTACTTCGCCCAGGGCGGCTTCGGCCCGGCCTTCGCCGATGCAGCAGCCTTTGCGGGTGCCGGCGGCGCGGAGCCTTCGAGTGCCTTGTGCGCCTGGACTTCGTTTTGCGCGTCGTAGCCGTTCGACGCCTCGCGCACCTTCAGCTTGACGCTGACGTTGCAGCCGAGGAGCTGGTCGGTGTCGTTGACGCGGGCGAGACCGACGCAGCGGCACAACTCGGCGAGCTGCTCGCGGCCGATCGACTCGGCCTTCGGGTTTTCGTTCCTGACGTTGTAGTTTGACCAGACCTTACGGCCTGCGCCGCTCGGCCCCGAGATCGTGTACTCGACGCGGAGGTATTGCCCGGTGCCGCTCTTGGTCTGCTTGACCTCGGCTCCGCTGACGGATGCGGTGTACCAGCCAGCGGGGAGAACCTCGTAGCTCTTGTCGGTGGTCGGGATGGTGGATGCGTCGAAATCAAAGGATGCCATTGTTCAGTCTTTCTTGGTGTCGGTAGGCTTGTGGGGTGCAGTGATGGAAAACGACGGACGGCCTGGCGTCGTCGTGATTGCGCCGAGAAGCGGCGCGGTGATGGTCGGCGCTGCGCTCTTCCAAGCTGCGGCGTTGATGTCGGCGCTCCAGCGGAACAGACTCCCGAGGTGCTCGGAGAGGCCGTGCTCGGCTGCGAGTTCTTGCAGCTTGTCGGCATCGACCTTGCGGTTCATGCGACCGACGACCTTGATGGCGTAGCCCTGTTCCGTTCGAGCGTTCGTCGTGCCCTCTTTGCCCTCGTCGAGGGCGAGGAGCTCGACGAGGCGGTCTTCGATGGTGCGGCGGCGAGCGACGGCGATCGCTTCGTCGGCCTTCGCGTCGCACCACTGGGCAGAGAGGTCATCGAGTTCGCGGCTCACTGCGCACCGCCGATCTTGCGGATGACGGCGCCGAGGTCCGGCGACTCCCAGGCGTCGAGGCGCCCGCTGCGGTCCTTCGCCGTCCAGAGCCCGTCCGGGTGCGCCATGAGCGCGCGTTGCGGCACGCCGTCGGCGTCCTTCTCGACCCGGAGCGCGAGCACCTCGTCGAAGAAGTAGGGAAGCTGTTGCCCGGTCTTGTTGCCGGGCATGCTCGGCGCGTAGAACACCTTGCCCATCTCGTCGGTCGACTTCTCGAGCTTGGCGGACATGTACACGTGCCGCCCTGGCAGGTCGCGGAAGGCGCGGATGAGGTCCGTCATCTGCTCCTGCATCGCGCCGTAGGCTTGGCGCGGATCCTTGGCGATCTTCTTTTCGTAGTTGAGGACGACCTCGGCAATCTCCGAGATGCTGTCGACGGCGACCGACTCGAAGCCGCGCGCCTCGTCGGACGACGAGAGCCACTCGTATGCCTCGCGAAGCGTCGCCATGCTCGACACCTCGACGTAGGGAAGATCCTCGCCGACGAGCGAGAGAAGACCGGCCTCCGCGCTGATGATGATGGGGTTCGGGAGCGTGCGGATCAGGCTCGTCTTGCCTGCGCCAGCTGCGCCGAAGACGAGGAGCTTGACCCCGTTCGCGTGAGCTTCGCGGGTGCGTTTGATGCTGATTGCCATGTGATTGCTTTCTCCGTCGGTCGGGGAATCCGGTTGACGGGGTGCGCAGGCGGGGCATCGAGCCCCGCGTTCCCTCATGGGCTGCGCAAAAAAGGAGGGTCACTCCTTTGCGGTCTCCTTGAGCCGCTTAATTTCTTCACGTGCCCTCAAAAGGTCGTGAAGCAAGTCCATCACAACCCACGTGCGTGGGTCGTCTGGGTTGGCGTTCCACTTGAGTTCAAGGGCGGTGAGGTCGTTGTCGTCAAAGTTCATGGTCGTCTCGTTCTCGCCTCGGTCGGGTCATTCCGTTTGGGCGATGAAGAGACCCTACGCGAGT